AAGTGACCTACCCGTTACAGGAACCTCCTATCTGGTTAGTAATAACCAGTGAAGGCGGTGCACATGTAGCGCACCGAACCACGTAGTATAATTTCATACGTGGAACCTCCTGACGTAATTGGATCCAATACTTTCCATTCTGGTTTAGGCTTATAAGAATTCATAAGCTTAACAAAATTGAAAGTACTTGGAGATAGGCGACTAATGTAGTTGATAGGGCGGGTAGTAATGCCCCACCAATCATAAGTCCCATCCAATTGCCTTTTCGGCTTGTAACCTGCTGAGTGTAAATAACAGTCGTAAGACTCACTCATAGGTCCCACATACCTACGAAATTCTGTAGGTATGTGACTCCTTAGCAGTTTAAGAGTGCCTTCAAACTTAAACCCGAAGTACCAGGGTAGAGTCTGTTGGCGGTGGAGAAGTGAATTATGAACTTTCCACAAATCTTGAACTGTTTTAATCGGTTTATCAAGCTTAATAGGTGTAACGTCTGTACCGGTGAAGCAATCTGCGCCACATGACTCCCTGAAAGGCCCATCAACGAAGGTTTTACCTTCATTAATCGTGAACCCAAACAACAGGAGTAACTCATGTAACATCTTATACGCATCAGTGGGGATAATGATATCATCTCCATAGACACTCAGATCGCCTTTTGAACCACTTTTTCTCACAGCATATCTTGCGAGTGCAGCAAAAATGATGGTTTCAATTGCGAAGGTGAAGCCGTTGCCCATAGCTGAGAACATCTCAGTTTCGAGTTTCTGCTTCTTCTCTGGATTATCTTCCCGAGGGATTAAGATCTTCTTCGACCTTAGATCATCCAAAAAATCATACCAACCGATGGGGAGTAGTAATACACAACACATCTTACTGACTGTATTTGAAGCACCACGAAGGTCGACAGTAACATAGTCGTTATACTTCGAGGCACTAACAGCCATATCTCTATTTTTCTGCTGTGTCTGAAGATCTATACCCCAACGCCGTTTTAGACGGGCGTACAGGTAGGCTTTGACACCAAGTTGCAGAAAAACATTGAGAGTTGGTTCAATCGCTATACCACGTTCAGTTTCGAACGTTTTCGGTACGGAGGTATACCGGCAATAATTACGGATTTTAAACGTTTCGCTCCAAAGGAGCTCGACGTTAATCGGCTCATGGACCTCAAGTCCATGTCGATGCCGAAAATCCTCATGAAGAGCCATTACCCATAAAGGGTTAGACTCTATTGCCTGTATGGCGTAAGGTAAAGCAGATGACGAGACGGTATAGGGCCTTTGAAACCACTTAAAAAACGTGGTATTCTTATCGCCTTGACCTTCAAAGCCAACTGCTGTTCCTGGACCATGTTGAGCCAGCCTGTAAACTGTCTCAGGCTTCGGTTCCAAACCCATAAGTTTCTCTATATCGGCACGTAAATCGTCGATACATCCATACAAACCCGGGTGTTTTCGGGTCAAGGCAATGATTGCTTTATAATTTTCCTCGTTGAAGAGACGGTTTGACCGCTCATCACGATAGAAAGATTGCAAAGCAACTTTTTTCCCATTGCCTGATGGAAAAGGAAACTTCTTTAACAGGGCTCCGATCTGGTACAACGAGAAGAATATATCAGCTCGCCGCACCCCACTATCAATTATACACTGTGGAGATAATGCCTTCGCCAGCGATGTAATACGCTGGGGATCCCTGGATCTGATAGACTTCACCACTTTATTTATAAAGGGCTGATAGTCAAAATCAGGTTCGGAATCCATCCCAAATCCGAGATCAGAAGATAGATCAGTGACCATCGCTTCCAAAATCTTCACTTCGAAGTTATCTGGAAGATGACACAGTCTTAAATCTGTATCACTATACTCAACCTTCTTCGGTTTTTCTAGCTTTGCTGAGGCGAGTTTTATTCTCACCTTCGGGGATTTGTTTTTCACAACGTCCTCCTAGGATACATAAAATTTTAACCTTGATATAGTCCTTAATCTGGACAAATATCAAGAAATTTAAATTTCGCACTTCTCCTGAACTTCGGAGATAAATACGCTGTCAAGGATAGCGATTGCTCGCTGTCGAAGCAGTAATGCATCCGCAGCAGTAAGGCCAACAGGCAGCGATGAGTTGATTTCCAAGATTCCAGGTGCTTTAACCTGGGTGGAGGGTTCAACACCAGTCACTGTGGTGTCCTTAGTCAGTTTAAAACTGGCCTTTCTGGTACCTGCAAAGTTACCATTAGGTTTGGGAAGCGAGCGAGTGAATACCACGATGTCGCGCGTTTGAAAATCATGCGCGGGGAAGTGGTACTCTTTACGACCTGTAATAGCGTCGAATAGCTCGATTACCTGATTAACGACAGTTCCATTATTGGCAACGTCGACCGGAAGTGTAATACTTTCCGACATGGGCATAATTTTAGCTCCTTTTTACTACGGCTACACTCTTGCCTGATAAAGTTTGGCGAAGAATAAAACCTAAGTCAATTAATTTGGGTAAGTTTACTTTCAAGTCGAAACTTGGAAGTGAAGGTATTTCAGGATTTGGAATTCTCCAAGTCCGTTCTACCTCGGTGAATGAGCCGCCCTTGGTATATTTATCTATTTTCCAAGGGTGATTGTCATAGTTCGGATCACGTGTAAAATGCCTAATTGGAGTAACTTTCGTAGACTCCAAATAGGTTAACGTGACCCATGACGATAAAAGGGACAAACCAGAGGTCTTGGTGATCGACTGTAACCACTCGCCTATGTTCACTACCCAATCCAAAACAAAGGAAAAAGGTATGAGTTCATAAGCAGATTCTATAGGTTGATCCAACCCAAGAATAGCGGCTAAAGAAGAGATGTTATCTTCGATAACAAATAACACCCCAGCGGAGGCTCTAACAAAGCCTTTCCGCTCAATCTTAATGTCCTCGCGAAGAACTCCATCGACACGTGTCAAGGAGTCAAGCGAGATTTCAACGTCGTCATACACACGTAGTTCCTTACCACGCGCAGTCTGCCTTTTCGTGAATTCAAGTTGTTTTTGAATCGCGTTAATGGCATTCCTGATGTCGCCCAAAAGCGGACGAATTGCATAACGATACTCAAGCCACGCTGTCGCTATTGCGCCTACCGAGTCTTTCGGTAGGTTACGAGCTGCACGCGTCTCAAGTAACTGTTTGTAAAGATCTAATCTACGCTTAGCAAAAGAAGCACCTTTAGGGTGTCTCGCCTCTTGTAAATTAGAGGTAAGTGTTCGAAGAACACTTGCCACTTCCTTGCGTTTTGTAAACGCAGTAGTAACGCTCTTAAGTCGCTTGACACAGTCAAGTAACCATCGAGCCGTTTCAGGAAGCTCACCGATAGTGGCCAACAACATGATTTCAGAAACGTTAACATTGGCATGAGCTCTCGTAATAGCTAAATCGACTTCCTGTCGAAAGCTTTCGAAAGCCTTCTCCCATGCAGACGTATTCGTAATCAAGATTGGCGGTATCGTCAAACCCACACGGTCCAAATGCACATCAATTGCGCGTCTTGGCCTGCGATCCAATCTATGGATACAGGACATCTCAATGACGCTTGGTTTCTGTGTGAACCAAACCCTTTCCTTAGCTTTAGGTGACTGTACAATATGTCCCTTTGAGCTAAGTTCATGGTAGTGTGGTGTGACAACATCATCCATACGGCACCAGATCCTGCTAGACGGATAAACAACTTCCGCACTTTGCTGGATGACGCCATTATCCCAATATATATGGGTTACGGATCCAGATGTTGTCCTGTCATCGAAAACTCTACTTCTCATAACATCACCTTAGGAGGCAAGGTTATGAGACCATACTATACTGTGCCTCTAGCAGCATAGCACCGTGTTTTCCATTATATGGTCGCACTGTGTAGAGAGAGCGCAGGTGGGAACGTCCCACGAGTTAAGGTCCC